CAGGTTTTATAAAAAGACGAACCTTCTTTATAATTACCATTCGACTTTATCTCTAAGTGTTTTTCTATTTTATTTTTATCATCTATATAAGTAGAATTTGAAAGATAATAAGAATATGATTGTTGCGGTAGCTGTGGCTGTAGCTGTTGCGGTAGCTGTAGCTGTGGCGGCGGTGGTGGTGGTATTTTCTTACGCTTAGCATGCATTCGCGATTTATCTTTTTGGGCACTTATTTTTTTATCTTTGTCCATTTCTTTATAATATATATAAATATTTTTTTTAATTTTTAAAAAGACAATTTTCTAGATTATTTTTTTCTATAATTTTTCTATCTGATCCACGTAATTTAACAATAGGTTTATGTAATTTATAATTATTGCATAATGCGTAAGTAGCTTTTTCGATATCCCAGTCATTATCTGATAAATATTTATAAGGACCAGCAGTTGCATCTAATATTATTTGTTTAGAATCATATCCAGTTTGTAAAACAACTTGGGCAGAAACATGTATTGTGAGATATTCTAGTGATGATAAATTCTGTAGATCTATTCCAGAATCTCGAACTTTTTGTATATATTCACTAACATGATCATAATCATTACATTTCATGAATTCATCTCTCCATAGTTTAAGGAATATAGAATTATTGGGTGCAGCAAAAAACCAACTTTCAATAATAGGATATTTATAATTTGTTGTGAAATTAGGTAGATAATAACCAAAAAAATCAACAGGTTTATGACAATTTTTATAAAATAGATTATCTAAAGAATCATAACATATAATACTTGCATCCATCCATACTCCGCCATTTTCTGCGATAACATGTAGTCTTATAAAATCAGATAATCTGGCATTAGAATCAGATGATCTTTTCAATGAAAGTAATTTAGATCCATTTGTAATATATTGATCAAGATTATTACTATTTAAAATAATAATTTCATAGGTTGGATTATGATATCTCCATGTATTTATACATTTTTTAATAAGACTTGGTAATTCTGTAGTATCCCAGAATGTGAATATTTTTTTTGGAATATTTGACTTATATTTTACTGTAGTTAGTATACAAGCTATTATTATAACAAGCGTGAGTAAAAAAATGTATACATAAAATTGTGACATTATTTATATATAAGAAGATTTTATGTATAAATATGGAAGTTACGAAGTTACGAAGTTACGAAGTTACGAAGTTACGAAGTCTATGATGGAACTTCATATAGATAATCGAGAACGTGAATTAATTCGTAGTTTTGATACTTTTAATCCAAAATTAAGTAATTTAGAATTGGGTGATATTGCGATAAAATATAATGGTAAGACTTTTGCAGTATTTGAAAGGAAGACACTATCTGATTTAGCAGCATCTATTAAAGATAGTAGGTATAAAAATCAAAAGAAGCGGCTTTTAGAAAATTATGATGTTAAACAAATATATTATATTATTGAAGGTGTTTTAGATTATGCCGAGTTGGGGCTGGATGATATAAAAATTAATGGTATTTCTAAAAATACTTTACTGAGTTGTATATATAATATGGCATTTCGTGATCATATTCAGGTATTTAGAACGACAGGAATAGATCAAACAATTGATTTAATTAAGGGTGTATTTAAGAGAGTATCTGAAAATCCTGATAAATATGGTGCGGGTGTCGAGCTTACTGCTGGAGTGCCTAAAATTAATGAAGAGGGTGATTGCGAAGAGCAAATCATAAAGAAACAGGTATCTACGCCTGAGGAGTTTTTTCTTCGTATGTTATATCAAATTCCGGGTGTATCTTTAAAGACAGGTAAGGCAATTGCTAATAAATATCAGACATTATTTTCTTTATATGATTCATTATCTAAACATTCGGATGCCGAAAAATTGAAAACACTTAAAGATATATTTATTAAAGATAGTAAAGGGAAAGAAAGGCGGATTTCAGAAACAGTCGCAAAAAACATTATTAAATTTATACTCGGCGCCAATGGCAACTAACTCGGCTGCGGCGTTAAACTCGGCTACGGCAGTACACTCGGCTGCGGTGGAACCAGTACTACCATATAATATTAAAAATCGGCTTATAAATGATGAGGATTTAGATATATTATTGAGCAAATATGCTATTACTGAAAAATACAATGATATAAGTCTATATCGAAAGGCATTTATACATAAGTCATATTGTACTCGTAAAAATGAGAATTTTATTGATGGTAATATAAATTGTCCAGAGGGTTGTTTACCATTGCAGGAAGAGAGCAATGAACGTTTGGAATTTTTAGGAGATTCTGTTTTAAATATTGTAGTGGCTGATTATTTATATGAGCGTTATCCTGATGAAAATGAGGGATTTTTGACTAAAATGAGAACGAAGTTAGTAAATGGTAAAATGTTAGCATATCTGTCTGATTTAATTGGCTTATATAATTATATATTAATTTCTAAACAGATTGAAGATAATGAAGGACGAAAAAATGCGAATATTTTAGAGGATTGTTTTGAGGCATTTATAGCAGCTATTTATTTAGATTTTGGTTTTAAAGGGTTTGAAATGGCTAAAACGTGGATTATTGATATTATAGAGACTAATTTAGATTTTTCGGAGTTAATAAGGCAAAATCATAATTATAAGGATCTGCTATTAAAATATTTTCAGCAAAACTTTGGGTATGTTCCTAAATTCTTTGAGATGAGTATTGATGTCAATCCAATTAATCATGCCAAAATATATAAGGTATGTGTGAAAGATAATAAGGGTAATATATTAGCAGTTGGCACAGGTTCGTGTAAGAAAGAGGCAGAGAATGATTCTGCTAAACGTACTTTAAATGAGTATACAAATGAATATAATTTTTAGGTTTTGAAATTAAAATTTGAAATTAAAATTTGAAATTAAAATTTGAAAAGTTTTTTTATATCTTATATATAATGTTGTCTAAAACTAAAATCAATAATTATTGTGGGCAAGGGAGAACTTCAAGAAGCACGCTAAGAAGCACGCTAAGAAGCACGCTTAACAGCTCGCTAAACAGCACGCTAAACAGCACGCTTAACAGCTCGCTAAACAGCACTAAAACGGATAGTGCACAGATATTTCAGGTATATCCGCCAAGGAATAATGTTAGTATAGCGGATGTTGAAGATGTTATGCATATGACAACAGATATGAATGCTATTAATAAAAAAAATATTTACGATATATATGGCATTGATCTTGAAAAAGTTGATAAATATTATAATACGGTAATTTATTTGGAAAAGATGTATTCTTTGAGTTATAATTTCAAACGGGAAGCAGGGTCTACTTCGGTGGGAGTGGACATACTACATCACCTACTCTTGTCTGTTTGGCGTCTGTTAAAAGCGTCCCTATTAATGCTGTTTGGTCAACGGTAGGCTGATAATCATTCTTTCCACCAGTGCAGACAGGAGGACGTTTTTCTGGAAGTTTCCAGCGAAGTGATGGATCTAATACCATATCTTCGTCAGCACCTAAATACATCTTATTGCGGACACATGTATCTTTCATATTTTCTCTATTTCTCTGATTAATAAGGGCAGCCATCGTTTGTTGATCTTCTGAATATTTTTTTTCTAGGTTATTTTTATCAAATACGCAACTAGCTTGTTGTTTAATTTTATCAATAACATTAGATGAATCTAAATAATTCTGATCTTGATTATCTTTAGATTTCAAATTATCAATCACATTTTTATTTGCTTGAATTCTGCAGGTAATTGTTTGTTGTTCAGTGCCTTGTTGATCTGAGTATCCTTGTTTATCAGCTAATAAACTTTGTTTTTTAATATCTTCTGATAATTGTGAATATAATTCTTTTTTCATTTGTTCATATTGAGCAGCATCTGTTTTTTCTTTATCTACTTGTTGTGTTTGTTGAGTGATATCATTTATTTTTTGTGCAGCTGCGAGTTGTTGATTAAAGGGTTGATTTTTAATATAATTTTGTAAAAACTTTTTAAAAACAGCTTCATCTAGGTTAAAATCAACTAATTTCTTTTTCAAAAAATGTAATTCATCAGGATCAATCTTATCTTTACCTACAACTTCTTTATAAATTGTCATAACAATTAAAGTAAGTTGACGATCTGTTATACCTCCAATTGTATTTGAATAGACTTGATTACTTTGCATTTTTTCAAGATGTTGATATTCATTTGAAGCATAAAGTATTTGTTTAAGTTTTTCTTCAGTAAATGTTTTATCTTGTTTTAACATTTTAGAATATTGATAAAGCTCAGTATCATTCGGTAATCTATTTAAAATAGTATTATAAATATCAGTTACTTCATCTTCTGTACCAAAAGCCGGTTGTGTTGAGTTAGAAGATTGATTATATGATTTTGCTACCATATCGCCATTAGATATAATTGTTTTTACTAAATCGTTACCGGATGGCTTCTTCTCTATAATATATGCTGTCCAAAAATCTTTTTCCATTTGAGTAGGATCTCTATTAAATTGAGTTTGATAAGTTGAAATTACCAGATCAGTTGAATCTCGAGTTGCATTACCTGCGCTGTCAGTTGTTCCTTCAATTATTTTACAATTTTCTTTAGTTGCTTTAGTAGTAGAATTAGTAGTTGCGTTAGTAGTTGCGTTAGTAGTTGCGTCAGTAGTTGCGTTAGTAGTAGAATCAGTAGTTACGTTAGTAGTAGAATCAGTAGTTACGTTAGTAGTAGAATCAGTAGTTACGTTAGTAGTAGAATCAGTAAAATGTTCGGATCTGGAAGTTAAACTTTTATTTAGGAATAAAAAATAGACAGATAATATTACAATAAAAAGTAAAAATACAATACGTGATATTGTAAGAGAATTCATTTATATTTATATATATAAAAGAAAATTTGATTGAATATATATTTTGATATAGATATATATTATAATGAATATCATAAAATATAAAGGAAAAGTACATGTATTCTCATCTGTAAATGATGAATTACCTAATATATATAATGAACGCTTATGGTTTATTGTAAAGAATCAAGATAAATTACCTAGTGCAGAGTTAATTGACTTATCTCATATATGGGTAAATTATAAATATTACAATCTTGAATATGATCAGAATATTATGAAAAAATTATTGGAATTTAGTATTTAGCTAGGAAATCATCAATCTCTTTAGATAATTGTGCGTATCTAGTTAATTTAGCTTTGGCATTAGCACCTCCAGCAACAGGTGGTGCTACTGATCCACAGCTTCCGCAATCACCTCCTTTTTGTGACTTTGACTTCGTGGACTTGGACTTGGACATGGACTCAGTATCTTTTTTATTATTAAACATTCCTTGAATTCCTTGCTTTGCGAGGAGAATAGCGAAGGGTACTGCGAGATTTTTCATATCATCGACGAGAGCACCTCCTTTTTTTGCCGTCTTTTCCTTTTTGGCTTTCTTGACTTTCTTAGCTCCGCCTTGAGATATTGAAGTAAGTTCTGGAAGTTCTTGAAGTTCTGAATTTCCACCAGTAGATAACATGGGCATTGGCATTGCATCGTCTCCACCTTTTTGTTTCTTGGAGGTTTTCTTGGAGGTTTTCTTGACTTTCTTAGCTCCTCCGGAGTACATTCCAGTAACCGAATGCATAGCAGATTGCGCAGCAGATTGTGTTGCATTCGCTGCAGATTGTGTTGCAGTTGCAGCAGATTGAAGTCCATGTTGCACAGTATCTAATAATCCTTCACCTCCTTGTTGTTTCTTGGAGGCTTTCTTGACTTTCTTGACTTTCTTAGCTCCTCCGGAGTACATTCCAGTAACCGAATGCATAGCAGATTGCGCAGCAGATTGTGTTGCATTCGCTGCAGATTGTGTTGCAGTTGCAGCAGATTGAAGCCCATGTTGTACAGTATCTAATAATCCTTCACCTCCTTGTTGTTTCTTGGAGGCTTTCTTGACTTTCTTGACTTTCTTAGCCCCACCAGAATATACATGCTCAAATCTTTCTGAAGTACCCATGACAGATTGCTCAGCAGATTGCATAGCAGATTGCATAGCAGATTGCATTCCAGATGTGGCAGAACCGAGAGAGTCTATAATACCATTACCACCGTTTTGTAGTTTATTTGACATTGTTTTATATTTTATAAGAATATTTTAATTTTACAGTTATGAAATAGCTTCATCATAATTTTCATCATAATAATCATATTTATCATATTCATATTCAGATTTATCATATGCACTTAAATCAACGGGTTTTATTTTAATCGTATTATTAAATACTTTTATTACATCCATATAATTTAATGTAGTTATTAAGCCTAAATATTCGTAGGTTTCTTTAAGATGATTCGTAAGTAATTGTAAAGAATAATCATAATCATTCTCTATTAAAAAATCAGTTATATTTGACATTCTTATTTAAAGAATTATAATTAATCTTTATATATAAAATGTCAAATTTAATAATTCAAAAACCTAAAATAAAACATTTTCCTGCTAATAACTATTCTTTTGAAGATTGGTTTGGTCTCTATGAACATGAAGTAAATTTAATTATTGAAGAGTATTTAGAATTAGTCAAGTCAATTAAATCGAGAACATTAAATGTATTCATAAATACCGAAAATTTTAGACATGATATGGCGCATCTTATATATAAATCTTCATGTAATAAAGATAAGAAAAAAATTATGTATCTTTAAATTTCTTTGATTGTACGATTAATAGAATAATCTATTTTTTTTTCAATATTAGACAATATATATTCGATTACAGTAGTAGATTCGAATAACTTATTAGGGTTCTCTTCTCCATATTTTTGTAATATTTCACGTAACCATTTTTGAGTAATGGGTTTCGGTGTTATTTTTTTACCGAATGTAATGACGCCATCTGATATCTTAAGCTGCATCGTATCTAACTTATTCTCCTGAACATATTCTATAATATCTTTTTCAATTTCCTTCTTCTTCTCGCTTTCTGAAACAATACGATCTTCAACAGCTTTAACTTCATCTTTGACTTTTTCTTTAATTTCTTTAATTTCCAAGGTATTCTTCGTAACTATATTATCCAATTTTACCCATTCCTTAACTAGATCTATATAATGTGTGTCCATATGTGTTTTGGTTTTTGACTTTGTGATTATATATATAAATATGCTTATGTGGTTATCAATTTTTCTTGAGATATAGGATCAATACAACTAAAAGTGCCAAAAGTATTAAAAACATTAATATTATCACAATCAATATTGAATAAATATATGGATATAATTGACAATATACCATATATAATAAAGGGTAAATAATTTTATTTTTGATTGTTTCTTTCATATCATCTTTACTAATTTCCATAATTACTAATTCCAATACTTTGTTTGTAATCGTACTTACAAGTATGTTTCTTTTTTTACAGTCCATAATTTATGATTAAATAAGAAACTTTGATGCTATTAAATACGCGTTTTATGAACAAAAGTTTTATATGAATTATCTTAAAATGGATATAACTTTCTCTAAGCCTAAGAAGATTGATGGTACATTTATATGTGCTATTAAAAAACCATTATTACTAAATTTGTGTGGAAGTCAGTTGATACATATTAAAGAAGTGCGAGATCAACTAGGTAGTTACATAATTTTTTTAAAAAACAAAAATTTATGTAACTATATGTATGATTTAAATCAGAGAATTATTGAACTAGTTAAAGAGAATTGTACAACTTGGTTTAATACAAATATGAACCCTGATTTAATTGATGATTACTATACAAATACATTAATATATGATAAAACACATGGTGAATTGATTAAAATTAAGATTATTGGACAAGAAGAGGATAAGTTATCTGATTCATTTATTGGAAATAATGTTAATTTAGAATTAAATGCATTTCAATTAAGATTTTATAAACAAAAATTTGTTTTAGAATGTAAGATTAATAATTGTGAAACAGCATGTGATATTATTGACTTTGCTTCAGATGATGATAATTTTGATGATAATTGTGATGCTACTTCAGATATTGCATACCCAAGTCTATGTGAATTAGAGGAGATGAAAAATGAAGTTTTTACGAAAACGGAATTTAAAATTAAAAATCTAGAGGCGCAGGTGACTGAATTACAAAATGAAATTCTTAAATTTAGTGATATTAAACAGAAAATGCAGGAAGCGCAAGAAATCGATGACATTATAAAAGTATTCAATGATTTTTTTTCTTAAGATTATAATAAATGGGTAAATTTGACAATAACATGATCTTTCGAATTGTTTTAATTGTTTTAGCTGCATTTGTACTTGTTGCGTTGATCAATTACTATAATTCTAAACAAACTACTGCTAAAATTGAGAAGTTCTATGATTCAGCAGTTAAGACTGCGAACGCGAGTGCGAAACCATATAACAGCCCTTTATTAGTGGATGATTCACAAGATGGTCAAGTTTCAGGACGTGGTCAATTAAATAGTTCAGAGGAGGTTGCTCAAAATAATGAAGTATATCGCCCAGTTGACTATTCTAGCCAACAGCTTTCAAGTGATTGCTTTCCAAAAGATAGATTAACTGCTGAAGATTTATTACCAAAGGATGCTGCTAATAATAAATTTTCTCAAATGAGCCCTGCTGGTCAAGGAAGTTTGTCTGATGTGAATTTACTATCAGCTGGCTACCAAGTAGGTGTTAGTACCATTGCTGGTACTCTAAGGAATGCTAATTTACAAATTAGATCTGAGCCACCTAATCCTCAAATATCTGTATCACCATGGATGCAGAGTACTATTTCTAATTCCGATGTTTTCAGAAGACCATTAGAGATTGGAGAAGATTGTGCACAATAAATAAATATTTATATAAGCAATAAATAAATGATTCCTATACTCTTATTAATTTTTATTATCATAATATGTCTATTTGCTTCACTGTTGCTGTCGCAAAAAAAAGAAATATTTAAGAATTTTAGCTTTGGTGATGGCAGCAATGAGGAGGCAAAATATTATGCTTCTAACTTATCTGGACCGGGTGTGGGCAAAGATGCGGAACTTGCGAATATGAAGATGAATGCGAGTGGACACTGTAATTGTTGCAAATGTGGTTGGATACCTTGTGCAGACTGTACAAAAAATATAGATAAATGTTGTGGTGGAAATTTTAATTATGATCGATATAGTTTTTAGTTTTTAATTAAGATTAAGATGTGCTTTAATAAGAGCTAGTTCATTTTTTAAAGTATTATATTTTTGATTTAATTCTTGAATAGCAGAAATAGCTACAGTAGTTAGTTGTTCATAATTAAGAACGCGGAAATCATCGACTCTTCTGCCAATTACAAATACTTGATCACCTAATTTTTCTTTACTAGTAATTGTAACATTTGTAGAATCAAGTGTTTCTAATACAGTTATTATATCAAAATTTTCTTTTTTATTTTCGAATGCAATTTTAAGATTGTCTTTTTCTTTCAAATCTAGATCTATTTTAGGTATAGTAATTGTATAAGTATCTTCGGATATAGTTTTAACAGTAGCTAATGTAAAAATATCTGGTATATAATCTTTTAGCTTATTAACACACATTGGTAATACTTGTTCGACTTCTTGAGCAATAAATCCATATTTAGATGAATTTCCTTTTTCGAGTTTATCAATGTATGAAAAAGTACATGGTTTTAATTGATTTAATTGATCTAATAAATTGAGTGAATAATTGATATCGGTTTTAATACGTTGATCTGACACAGCCAGAAATGCCACACCTGATACAATAGCTTTTTCAGCATACATCGATACGTATACCCATAGATTGTCATTTTGATAGCTCCATGCTCCTGCGCCATATGGCAAATAGCCTGAGCCCCATACAGCATTATATAAGTCAGTGTTCCAGGTTGCAATATGTAATGGATAACTTGGTGTATTTGTACCAATACCTACATAACCAGATGCAACTACATTTAATATATCATAATTTACCGAGAATCCTATACCAACATAATTATTGGTGCTATAGCTGCCCCCTCTATGAGTATATCTAAAATTAGCAGTATTATTTTGATATAGATCTTTTCCAAAAATAATATTATTATAAGAACCAACTCCTAAATTTGAATTTAAAACATATATATTACCCGTTGCACCTATATCGCCTGATACGTCTAATTTATGTCCTGGTGAAGGTGTACCAATACCAACATTTCCAGTAAAATAATTTGTACCTGCTCTTGGTACAAATGCAATATTACCTGCTGGATTTAAAATAATTGAATCTGGACCTGGAGATCCAACCCCATCATTTTCAACACCGAGTACTAATGCAGCAACTTCACTTGACCCTCCCCAATAATTGTATCCTGTACCAGCTACGTTATCATAAAATGTGATATATCCATAGTCGGATAAATAATTTACTGCACTTGGAAATACAATACTACTTTTTCCACCTGAATCACCGTGTTGAATTGTTAAAGATCCAGCTGTTGATCCATTTACTGTTCCAGTAGATTCATAAATTCTAATATTTCCGAAAACATCTAATTTAGCACCAGGTGAAGATGTACCAATACCTACATAACCTGATGCAACTACATTTAATATATCATCATTTCCCCAAAATCCTATACCAACATAATTATTGGTGCTACCATTACCCCCTCTATGAGTATATCTAAAATTAGCACTATTATTAGCTGTAGAAATATCTCTTCCAACAGTAACATAATTATTATTACCAACTCCTGTTAATAAATTAGGATTTAAAGCATTTATATTAAGCGTCGAAATTATACCTGAACCAGTTACAGATCCACTAAATGTTCCGGTCGTTGCTGAAACAGTTCCTCCACTTAAATTTGTAGCAGTAGTTGCAGAAGTAGCTGTTGATGCATTTCCTGAAAACGTTGCAGCTGTTACGGTTCCTGTGCCTGCATTAATATTATTACCATTTGTATTTATTGTTGTACAAGATATTGAAGTTGTTGTTATTGTTCCTCCACTTGTAAGAGTAGTTGCAGAAGTAGCTGTTGATGCATTTCCTGAAAACGTTGCAGCTGTTACGGTTCCATTACCGCATGTAATATTATTACCATTTGTATTTATTGTTGTACAAGATATTGAAGTTGTTGTTATTGTTCCTCCACTTGTAAGAGTAGTTGCAGAAGTAGCTGTTGATGCATTTCCTGAAAACGTTGCAGCTGTTACGGTTCCTGTACCTGCATTAATATTATTACCATTTGTATTTATTGTTGTACAAGATAATGTATTAAAACTAACATTACATGTTGATCCTAATCCTAAATTATTACGAGCACTAGTTATATTTGTTAATTCTGATAAATTACTTGCCTTAAATAATGCATTTGTGCCAACATATGTGCTCGCATAACTTTCAGTAGCAATATTTATTTCAGAACCACTAAAACCCATCTGAAATAAGCCCGCAGATTCCTTAAAAACTAATCTATAAACAGGTAAGGAATCACCTCGATATATTTCTATACCAGATCCAAGCGGAGATGTTACACCACTCGTGCTTGGTTGACCTTTATTCAGTACCATAATATTATCTTTTACTTCTACAGTTTGTACATTTGCTATGAAATTTGTCCCACTTATTGTTACATCTCCTGCAACTGTTAAATTTCCAGAAACACTTAGATTATTTGCTACAGTAGCTGCGCCAGAAATAGTTACATTACAAACACTTATATTTGATCTTACAATCACTGAACCAGCAACTTCTAATAATGCTGCAGGAGTTGATATACCAATTCCAATATTGCTAGATAATATATATACATTACATGCTGTATTTGTCCATTGATTTCCAGCAGATGGAGCTGTATAAGGTATTCCTCCTTGTTTTAATATTCCATTAAAATTTAGATCACCTGAAACAGTTACATTGTTAGAATTAAAGCGAATAACTTCTACATTACTAGCAAGTATATTTACATAATTCGATGCATATAATGTAATAATATTATTAGAATTCGAATATCCAGGTATAGAAGAGATCATACTAGTAATATTATATGGAGTTGCGGTTACATTTGAATTCTTCTGAATATAAAGTCCACGCATTCTCATCGTATTGGTAAGTATCAAATTACTAGATATCTGGAAATCACTATATACAGTGGTAAGATTACTAGAGTTTGAGCATCCAGGTATATTTGTTGCAATATTAGTAATAGCATTATAAGGTGCAGTTCCATTTGGATTCTTCTGAATCTTAATACCTCGGAAGTTAGCAGTATTGTTTCCGAGAATAAGATTGCTGCGGACTTGTAAGTCACCTGCTACATCAAGAGTATATGCAGGTGATGATGTGCCGAGACCAACATTGCTTCCATTTAAAAATATATTACTTGAGGTGTTCGACCATTGGCTGCCTACATAAGCTGCGCCATTCTGTTTAAGTATACCATTAAAGTTGAGATCACCTGATATATTAAGATTATTTGATACACTAGTGACTCCTGATATGTTAACTGCATTGCATAAACTAGTTAATCCATAAATATTAACTGCATTGGAAAGCGCAGTGGTGCCGCCTGTAGTAGTTAAAGAATTAGAAAGTGTAGTTGCTCCTAAAAGAACTACATTACTAGACACATTCAAAGTATTACATAAACTAGTAACGCCATAAATATTAACTGCATTGGAAAGCGCAGTGGTGCCGCCTGTAGTAGTTAAAGAATTAGAAAGTGTAGTTGCTCCTAAAAGAACTACATTACTAGATACATTCAAAGTATTGCATAAACTAGTTGCGCCATATATATTTA